AGTGATATTCTTAAAGTTCAAGCTAATGCTGCCAATCAGGTGCACATTATAGCAAGTTTTATGGAGGTCACGAAAGGACAACTCTGATTAACTTACACTCCCTATTTATTACTCCCGTATTTTCACTACAACTTAAAGGCCACGAACATCTTATTGATAATATATATCAATTACGAGAAAAAGATGAGATGGGTATGCCTCGCTCAAATATAGGTGGTTGGCATAGTAACGATGAAATATATAATATAAAAAAATTTAGACCTTTAGTTGGTGATATTCTTAAATACGCCAAAGATTGTTTTAATCACATGGATGTCGACGACGATTACAATCCTGAAATGACTGGTATGTGGAGTATGATAAACCCACCAGGATCACGAAACAATGTGCATACGCACCCATATAACTATTTATCTGGTGTTTTTTATCTCAAAGCCCCTAAAAAGTGTGGAAATATTGTGTTTCTAGAGCCTAAACCACAGTCAGAGGTACTATCACCCCCTAAAACAGATAAAGCCTCTATACACCTCGCTCACAGCGTACAATGGGAACCTGTTGAAAATTCCTTGATTTTTTTTCCTTCATGGTTACAACATGAAGTACAAACAAATTATTCTAATGATGACAGAGTTATTATTAGTTTTAACATAAATTGGAGAAAAGACTAATGCCGATAGTTGAACCTGCTGAATTATTAGGTCATATTACCACTGAAGACGGAAGAAGAATTCCACACTATAAAGTAAAAACTGAAACTATAATTACTCATGTAGACACGGGCGCTGAATATGAATCAGAAGCCGCAGCTCAAGCTGATGTTGATAATCCAGGAACATCTACAACAGCTGAGAAAATAAGAAGAGATGTAAAAGTATTTGCTCCTTCTTTAGCAGATATGTTGGGCGAAACTCCTAAGTAATTAGGCGCTACAAGCTTCGCATTCCAAATCAGAATCTAAACCTGTTACCATAACTGTTGCATCGGAGTTATTTGGCTTACCTTGAATTGTATGTATATGAGGCACGTTTCGATGTTCTAATATTTCTTTTTGTAGTTTTTCGTTTTCTCTTTCCACTGCTAATAAACGTTCGTGGTAACGACTCACCTTATCAGCAAGGGTAGCTATAGCCTTCAATACTTCTTGATTTTCCATAATATCTCCTTGATTTATAATTTTTGGGTGAGATCTAATTTAAACATGTGTACAGAATATATCAAGTAATCTTTTTATAATTGTTTTCTTGACAGTAAATTCATGTTATGAAAGGGGCAGAAAAAAGAATGAATTATTATAACCTGTCTAATAGTGTTATTGCTTGTGAAAATTATTTACCTAATAATTTAACAGATGATATTTACACAGATTTTCTAAATAGTAGAGGTAATTTTAATACACCCAATTGGGGAAACAGGGGTAAAAGACAAAGCAATTCCTCTGACTGTGAAGCTTTAGATTATTGGATTAGTTATAAAGATAACACAGAATATAATACAAATATAAAAAAATTAATTGAATGGTTTTTACATCAAGGTTTTTCTTCTTACATAGAAAAAAATGGTTGTTCCATGTATAATTTTTTAACTCTTGCAGGCAGAGGAGTAAGAGATTTAGCTTGGGATATTCACGTTATATCTTATAATAATAATGGTTATTATAATTGGCACACCGACTGTAGTAAAAATAATTTATTTACTTTTAATTTAATTTTAAACAAAAGTGATAAATTAATTGGCGGCGATATGATGTTTATGGAAGATGGTGAAATTATTAAAATTAAAAATAAAAATAATTTTATGGTAGTTTTTCCTTCTTATATACCTCATGCAATTACTCCGTTACACACTGTTGATAATAAAAATGTTTCTTTTTTAGAACAAAGATTTAGTGTTCAATTTTGGTTAAGATGGAGGCAAACAGAGGATGAGTAATTTACCAGCAGCGACGTCAATGTTTGGAAGAATAGTTAAAAGATATGACATGCCTTTAGATGCTATTGATGATTTAAATAATAAATATGAAGAGCATAGGGAACAGTTAGGTTCTTTTGGTTCAAGATTAGCGGGTAGACTTGATTCAGAATTAGAATTTACACATTTAATAGGTAAAACTAAAATAGCTCAAAACATAGTTGATTGCATGAACGATTACATTGAGACATTAGATAAAGTAAATTTGTTCAAAGGAACAACAGAATTAGAGATTTTAAGCTGTTGGATAAATGATATGGTGGAAGGAGAATACAATCCCCCTCACACTCATCATGATAACACTGGTTGGTCTAGTGTTATGTTTTTAAAAGTACCTGAATTTATTAATGATGTGAAAGATCCACACAAATTTAAAGATGGTCAATTAGGTTTTACGGATGTCAATGGTACAAACATGACTTGGATGGAACCTGAAGTAGGGCATTTTTATATCTTTGAAGCAAAACATCAACATTGTGTGATGCCGTTTAAAACAAAAATAAAAGGAGAAGTTAGAAGATCAATGTCTTTTAATTTTATACAAAAATATGAATAAAAAAATTACATTTTGTGCAACTAATAAAGAAATGCTTGAGGTATGGCCTCATCCTAAACCAGCGTCAAGATTTATTCCTGATGATTATAAAAAATTAGCACGACATACTGATGGTAATGTTCACAACCCAACTCTTAAAACATGTATTCCTTTTTTAGATTCAATGACCGCTGGTTACATTATACCTTTTGATCAAGATTATGTAGTAGATGCAGTAGAAGATGATTTTTCTGTAACCCCAGCAAACAGGCAAGCAGAAGATTTTGGTTTTCATAATGAAACACAACTACCTCCTTCTTGGAAAAAAGTAGCAGGAAAAAACGCAGGTAAGTTTCACAATAAATGGTTAATCAAAACACCACCAGGATATAGCTGTCTATTTATTAAACCTATGAATAGATTAGAACCTAGATTTGAAATTATTGCAGGCGTTGTAGATACGGACACTTATATTAATCTAATTAATTTTCCTTTTATTTTACACAAAAAAGACGAACAATTTATAATAAAAAAAGGTGAACCTATGGTTCAAGTTGTTCCTTTTAAAAGAGAGTCATGGAAAATGTGGTCAGGTTTTTATATGGAAAAACTTCATTCAAAAACAATAAATTTAATAAATAGTGAGTGGGTAGATAAATACAAAAGAATGTTTTGGAATAAAAAAAGTTTTAAATAATGCATATAGCTGCAAACATTGACGATTGTGCAATCATAGTTGAAGACTTTTTAGAAAAAAATTATTTTAAAAAAATATCAAATTTTAATTTTACAGATTTAAATTTAATAAGTTCTCACAAAGATTGGGAAAAAAATTTGTATGAAGAAAACGATGAAACAACGATGAATGAAGTTATTCAAACAAAAGATCACATTCTTGAATACGAAAAAGGTAAATTAAAAAAATGTATTGATCCTTTATTTGAAGAACTCATACAGACACTCGTGGATTGTCCTTTTATTCCTTATCAACTAAATTCTATGATTACTTTTAGTTACTATGAATATAAAAAATTTTCAGGAATTAATTGGCATGATGATGGTCATTTTACATTGAGTTATTCTTTTTATATTATGGATGAGTGGTTTTCTAACTGGGGCGGTGAAACATTAATAGATACAAAAAGGGGAATGCCTTTAGCTAGTACACCTAAACCTAACTCAATATTAGCAATTAAAAATGGTATATTGCATAAAGTATGTCCTGTCACAGGACCTAAAAAAAGAAAAGTTTTACAAATAAGAAATACGTTTTACGAATAATTAGGGTCGTAATCTACCCAAGTTTTTCCAGAAGCATTGTTTGTGTCATTAGCTTCATCGTTAGCCAAAACCGTTTCATACTCTTCTTGTGCCTGTTCTATTTGACCTTTTCGTGTTTCTGCCCAAGTAAGTAAATTAGCAACAGTTGTTGTCCCTACAGCGTCACTTGTAGCAGATAAATTAGAATTACCAGTCATTGATCCTGTTGAAACATTCCAATTTTGTATTTCATTTTGTCCAACAAGATTGTTCCAAATAACAGCATGTATTGTATCTGGAAGCCAGGTATTTACCCATGCATCACCTTTGTCTGCCCAAGCAATATGAAATGAATCATCAACTAAAAAATAATCGTTATTTAAAATTACTATTTGTGTTGCCATGTGTATCTCCTAATGCTTTATAATGTAGTTAACCACCACAAATGGTGAAAATGAATTTGTCCCTGCCGCAGCAACTGTACCAGTTAAACTTGTTGTAATATTACCCGTTAATGTTCCAGATAAGTTATGACTATGATTGTGACCTGTCCCTGAACCAGCGTTAGTAAAACCTTGTCCACTGTTATACACAGTACATTGTTTTCGAGCGTTGTGTGGAGAGTTGTGACCACCAGCACTGCCAAGACATACATATGCAAAACCTGAAAAAGGACCATTTGAATTTTGAAATACAGGGGTACTACACATTGCATGATAGTGACTCGCTAATTGAGCAGTTGTCAATGACGTATCAGAAATATTTCCTGTCATTGTAACAGATTGAGTGCTTGTACTTGTAGCTGCTTGGTTATTAGTTACAGATACCGTTACTGTATTTGCACCACCTGTACCAGCTAAGTTATATGTATTACCATCATAACCTTGTGGCATTTTACCTTGTAATTGAGGAACGTTAAAAGTTGTTGAACCATCACCAGATCCATAAGTAGTAGAAACTATCGCAAATAAATCTGCATATGTTGATCTTGATACGGCTGAACCATCACATAACAAATAACCTGCTGGAGCCGTAGCTTTAGTCCAAGGCTTAATTGCGCCTACTTCACTTCTGTTTACTATATCTTGTAAGTTAGCCATTAGTCGTTATATTTCAACCTCCATCCATTGTCTGCGTTTACATAAACGAGAGCAATGCCCGCACTGTTAGTGCTTATTGTTAAATCTGCAGCAGATCCTTGTATCTTCTGAGAGTTACGACCTACTGTACAATTGTTTGTACCAAAAGTTCCTTCTGCGTCAATAATTTTTACTTGATTACCAATTGAAGGAGAAGAAGGTAAAGTTATTGTTACTGCACCGCCAGATGTATCAACAAATAAATTGTCACCATCTGATGCTGTATAGTTACCAGTTTTAATTTGCCAAGCTTCACCTAAACCAGCTAATGAAAAAATATCATACCAGTTAGTTCCGTCAGTAGCTAATAATCTATACTTACCATTAGTTACTGTAACAGTATTTCCTGAAGCACCTAGTCTTGCAGATATATCTGCGCCACCACTAATGTTATTGTATATCCCCATTGTTTTTTGAGTAGCAGGGAATTGAACTGTATGAGTAGTAGAAACTGTTCCTGTAAAAATTAATTGATTTTGTCTTGCTTCGTTGTTTGCTTGAGATTGTGGACCATCGCCGTTTGTTAGCGTTGTAGAAGTCCCTGTAGTAATTGCTTTAGAATAAACACCAGCAATAGCGAACTCGAAAACTTGAGAGAAATTGTTATTCGTAATAGTACCCCAGGTACCCGAATTCTCTCCTGATGTTTGTAGCTCTATTCGTAAGCCAGTTGAATAAGTTGAACTCATTTAATCTCCTAATAAAGTTTTAGTTATTATTTCAAAGTTTGTCAAAACTTTTATGCGGCTTTATGAACTT